CACGTGATCCCACCGGCATACCATGATTACGATGATAAACTCGTACTTTGGTAATACCCTCACGTGTTTCAATTGGATTATTTTCTAATGTGTCATATGGTAAAGCCGTGTTGACAAATTCTACATTACCAATTGTATTAGTTGCAAATTCAGCTCGGTAAATTGTAAACTTCAAATCTTGCATCTGATCGGCTGTCCATGTTGATGCGTTTTGCGATTTGAAGAAAACACCCATATATGGTTGCTCGGAAATCGTTCTGGTTGAACCAGGAATCTGATCACCCAACTGAGAGATCCAAACTTTATAGTTATTTGAGTCAGAAGATAGCACGATAGCATACTCCTGATTGTCCTGGACATACACTGGTGACTTGAACACAAATGATGTTGGTGTGTCATATTTGCGGACTTGAACTCCGTCCAGAGACACTGTAGAGCTAGATAGTTTCACTTGTTCTGGCTTTAGCGTAGTCTTTGAGAATGGTAGAATAACTTTGCCAGGATAACCATTCACAACTTCGCGGATTTCTAGATTAACGGGCACTTTTTCATCCTTGGTCGCAAAGAATATATCAACCTTAGTTAGGAACGCACCCCCGGGACTTTGAACAAGGAATGTTTGAGCAAGTGGATCATACCAACCGGTATCTGCAACAACACGGCTCGATGTTTGCACAACGACGCGGTTGTCACGGACTTGTTCTTGGACAAGTTCTCCATTACGAACTGCATTAACTGTCGCTTGGCGTGTCTCTAATACGCCTTCGGCACGATAATTAGCACGACCGCGTGAAGTAAACTCTCCTTCAGATTGATCCGTATCAACTAACTTGAACTCGCGAGTTCCAGTACGGAATCTAATTGATTCTGTATTAGGAATATTGAATAGCAGTTGAAGATCGCCATTAACATTAGAAACTAAATTTTGACCAATATTTTTCGACGACAGTGAAATAAACTTACCTGTTGCATTTGATATAGTGCCAGTAATGGTATCAGCGGCGCTGAAAGTGCCCTTTCTATTAATAACATAAAGCGCATATTGCTTAGTGTCTGAATTATATTCGCTGCCAACAACCACAGCTGTCGCACCTGACACACTACCACGAATTACATCACCTCTATTCAAACACACTTGAGTATCGCCATTAATTCTACGTTCAGTCGCCGACGTATCACCGCCGACGTTTGTTGAACTATCAAATTCACCGATCTGCGGTAGATAAACTAATTTAGACGCTTGGGTACAATATTTTTGAACATTAATATTATCAAAGAATGGGTAGAATCGAGTATTTGGCTTTAGACCACTTACTTGGATAAGAATATTCCTCGAACGAATATACGGAATAACTGCAGTAGATAGCACACGATCTGCAACAACTTGTCGATCGATTTTAGCTACCACCGTTGTTTTAACTCCGGTTCTAGTTTGACCCACTTGAGTGGCTGTAGATTGTACAGTCACTTGTCTGGCAGGTAGACCGATATTATTGCCAGCCCCAAATCTAGCATTCATTTCTGCTAGAGAAATTTGTGTAGCACCTTGATTAAGAGCGCGCGCGTTAGCCCAAACACCATTGCCCCATCTAGCATTAGCGGCAGTAAATGTCTCTCTTTGGGTAATACTAGAACCAGTCCATTGTGTCTGCCATGAATTCCAAACTGTTCCAAGAACACCGGCTTTTTCTGCAAGAGTCTTAATGGTATTAAAATTACCCTCAACCTGATTCACAATGTCTGGTCTGCGATTCACTTCAAACCAATCATCAGATGATGGGTTTATATTAACATTACCTAAGAATGTAAAGATAGCAAATGGGTTAATGTTCTCAAGACGTGACGCATAATCCTGTTTAACCAATGGGATTTCACTAACAACCGGTAGAGTGATAACATCACCATAAAGCTTATAGTTATTTGCGATTCTGGTGCTATCAGTTTTTGCTCTTTCCATTAGAGACACGTTTTGCATAGAGAAGAATGGACGAAGTTCTGCTCTCTCCATATCAATTGCACATAGATAGTCTGGGGAGGTTGTGTCTCCAGTATTGTGACCAACAAACCCATCAACAATAAAACCATTCTTAAATCGATCCAACCCATCAGAGTCTATAATATCCAATGATTCTGTCTGCTGTTCCAATAGGGATAGCGATGTATAATATTCTAAATTATCAATTCGTTTTTCAAGTTTACCAATATCTCGCATAGTATAACGTTTGTTATCATACGCGAAAATTGAGATGCTATTGCTATCAGTTGTATAGGTATATGGTTCTAGTGTCAAATTATATAAGACCATGCCCATAGAAGGATTTTGTGGTTCACCTGGATTTAGAGATGAAATACCATCGATAACAAAGAAATTACCGCCAAAATCAATAGCAATCTTTGTTTTACGAGCTAGGTGATACTTAAAATCAGTACGAACATCGTCGCCACGCTTTGGCACAAGACTCATAGAAGATCCAGCACCGGTAAAGTTCAAACCATTGTCAGCGACTCTTGGGCGAAAATCGATGCAATCACCTAGAGAAACACCGTTGTAGAATGGAATAGCTTGATATGCGATGTTGCTAGTATTTGATGTCTCTGTTGAATAATCACCATATGAATTGACTGTAAAATAGTCACCTGTGCTATGATCGAAATATTCAAATTTAATTTCGATGGGCGCTGATGGCGGTGTATAAGATGCCTTTAATCTCAGACGACCAACATCATAATGGGTGTCACGTTGACCATCGTCAAAGTCATATCGATCTGTAATGTCGATCGTATATTGTCCAGGATTATCGAATGTACCGGTTGCCATCTTCACCGAAACAACTCGGTAACAGTCAGCCTTTCCAAGCGAGATTTCAGTTGCTGTAGCAGTGGCCTTAGTTGTTCTATAAATGGTTGTACCGGTTTCGCCGACAAGTCGTAGTGTTTTAATCTTTTCAGTTAATGTTGTACCTGTTTTAATAACTGCAGCAATTACCGTAAATGGTAGTGATGCGTAAGCTTGATCGAGTGTAAATGTCACATTCGAACCAGATACTACAACGCTAAGTGGGGCTACAACAGTACCACCGCTTGCTGCGCTATTATTCATTAAAATATAGTTGTCATTATCTGCAGCGGATGCAAATACGCCGGATGCGGTAGAGAGAACTAAGGTACAGACATTATTAGCAACACCGGAGCTAGTGCCTGTAAATGATTGATATACTGTATAAGATGTGTCATTTGTATTCAAGGCGCTACGAACAGATTTAATGGCATAATATGGCAAATTAAATACAAGCGATTGCGCATTTGGTTCATGAATAATAGTTGTTACCAAAGAAATTGTAGAGCCTGTAACAGTGACAGATGAATCTACTGTGATTTGATTCTGAGAGTTGATAGTAACTACACGACGAATGTTTTCGCCAAGTTGAACATAGTCGCCAACTTTAAGATCTGTTACAAACGATGTACCGGATCCAATTACAGTGGTTGATGCGCTTGCAGAAACTGATCCAATCAACTGAAATAGAATTGGCTTAATATCACCGGTGAATGACAGATTAGGATCATTGCTGACATTGAAATAGAACGATTTGACATCACGATTGAAATCATATCCATTTTGTAATTTAATGTCAAATAGACCTAACATATAAGTTGCGGTAGTGGTGCCAATAGTACCATTTTCCCATTCAATAAACCGCGCCCGAGCCGTTCCAATTGCAGTACCAGCCGCGACACCACGAGATGATGTAAGCCTATTGTACAATGTAATAGTACCAAAACTTGTAATTGGTGGTAAATTATTAACATTGGTCATCAACACATAATTACCAACGGTGGTTGGAACGATTGCGTTATCAACTTGAACTACATCACGGGCCTTATTAATCGTAACATATTCAGTTGCGATCTTTTCAATCTCATAACCTTCTACATAGGCCTTACCCGGCTCAAGCCCGATAGCTAACTTTGATTCGGTACCGCCGTCTTCTGGTGTATAGATACCCCGATTATAATAGGGTGTTTCATTATATTCCCATTGAACACCGGTATTACCAGGACCATCATATGTAGTTCCGGTTAAATGTGCCGGTGCAACTAGACCAGAAATTCCAGTACGCTTAGCAACATATGTCTTATCATTATTAATAACAACATCACCAATCAAATATTGAACTCCACTGACCCACTGACCCCGATTGTTATTGCGATGCTCACGGACATCAATGGCAAATGGTCGAACTGTGTAGTTACCAGATTCATCATATGTGCGTCTGGCTAATGTTTTTTCAATCTCCGAGTATTCAGTCTTTACAACATGACGCTTAATCTTACCAGCATCAACTTGAAGTAATTCAACAAATGAATCATCTTGCTCATTAGCAAGATCATATTTAGTTAATACTAGATCAATATAATATCGATGAGCGCCAGGCGCGGCATAGTTATAACTACCCTGAGCGTTATCAAGAAGATTTTGGTCTTCTTCTGGTGAGATTTCTCGCTCAACGATCTCTAGACCGACACGATATGTGGGCGTATTTGAATATTTGTCTAGAGCAATGGTCTGTTCGTCACATAAGACAAAATGTCCTTTGACATAATAAACACCGCGCTGAATTGTTGCTATTGAGCCAACTCCAGTCGCATCACTGAGTGCGGTTTGAACAACATTAACCTGGTTAATAGTAATAGATTCATTATCAGTAAATGTTTTGGTTTCAGTATCGTCACCCGAGTTTGTATACTTAACAAATAAAGTCGCGGAATCTGTTGACGTGGAAGCGGTTGCATATACAATTTGAGCGGTCAATCCGTTCAAGTTAGTCGCGGTAAAGCCGATTAGCTTAGTAACATCAATTGTTGTTGATTGTAATTTTACATACTTAATTTCCGTATCAATCGACATTTGACCCGGAATAACCATAGCACCTTCTTTGAATATATGATCACCGTGCCTACGGACTTGATTCTGCAAAATGCTTTGAAGCTGAGTCAGTTCGCGGGCCTGAACGGCATATCCTGGACGAAATAGAATACGATAGAACTTATTGTTCTCATCGAAATCGTCAAAGTACGGTGCGGTATTATATGTTTTCATAGAGTTAGATATGTCCTAATTGCAATCGATTGAGTTTCAGTTGTCGTGAACGGAGCTTTATTCGTCACATACAATAAATTTCCTGAGTATTTATCAATAGTTGGTGTATCTTCAACACTAATGATTGGATATATCGCAGACTGATTTGATGCCGAAACAAAATTACCACTGGGTAATTGATAAATGTGACTGATTTGCATGACATTCAATACATTATTATCAATACTTACTATACGATATCGCTTGTTATTGCATAAAAGTTCATCATCCGCACTTAGATTCTGAATTGAACCACCAACAACTACTTTGAATACAATAATATCAGACCGATTTGATACTTTGTTTTTGGTGAATAGGTCTAGAGGATCCTCAATTAGACCATATTGACGATACTCTTGTTCGGTTGCTATTAATTTAGACTCATCGCGTAGAGCTGAAAATATGCAGATAGTATTGCCATTTAGTTCTTTTGGTGCATCTAGTCCATGACCACCTGGGGGTGACATAATAGCATAGGCTTGAGCATTAGTTAATTCACTGGGGTCTGGTCTAACTGGGTCATTAAATGTGACATTCGCGATCGAATAGTCTGATCCAAAGGTTTCAACAAATACTCGTTCAATTGAACCCATTTCTGATACGACTGGTATGGCAGAACACCCATTACCATCACCGATTATCTCTACACTCGGTAATCTATATCCAGATCCACCGTTAGTGACATTTATCCCGATAATTGAACCATTTTGAATTACCGCTGCCGCTGTTGCACCAAGACCACTAGAGCTAGCTATGGACACAGCCGCCGTCAAATAGTTAGAACCAACAGTATTCATTATAATCGAATCAACTTTCCCATCAATTACTTTTGCGTATGCCGTGGCACCTTGACCATTGCCAGTAATATTCACTTTAGTATACGAATATCCTTCACCGGGCTCTGTGATCTCAATTACATATATACTACCAGGTATAGCGGTTTGCTCTACAGTAGATTGAATTGATGTTGTATCAGATCCCGCTAAAATACTAGACAATGATGCGCCTTCACCACTACCAATGACCAAAAGACGAGCATATGTATAATTTTCGCCCGTCGATTCAACTGTTGCACCAACGATACTGCCATTTGAGATAATCGGAACAATGGATGCACCAGTACCGTCACCTTGAACAACGATTGATGTGGCAGAATCTGATGGATAGTTAATACCAGGATCATCGATTATCACGTGATCAATTTTTCCAGAGTTAACAATAGTTCGCAATATCGCAGTAGAATTTCCAAATTTACCAGCGCCACTTGTGCCGAATTGAGTAACGATTGCAACGGGCGCTGTGGTATAACCAACACCAGCATCTTGAATAATCACATCAAGAATTGAGCCCGTTGATCGAGATACGACAGGAATCAGTACACCGCCGCCGACAACAATGCTAATAGTATCAGTTAATTTATAGTTAAAGCCACCGTCAATTATATTGAATCCAGTTAATCGACCATTGGTATTAATTGGTTCAATAATAGCACCACGACCCAAGTCTGATGTTATTAATAACCGCGACCCAAGCGTATATCCGCTGCCGGCATTAATAATATTGATACTAGTGATAGAACCAAATCTATTAACAGAGCCAATGGTAGCCAACGCACCGGATCCAGTAGTAGTGCCACTCAACTCTATT